AGTGGCCGACATTGGTACTTTTGAATTTTGGGTAACATTTAGAACTGTGGGTAGTGGAACGAGTGCAGTGATTCAAGGAACGGGGCAAGTTAGACACAGACTAAGTACAACGGGTTTACAAAACTTACCGAGTCCAACCTTGCAAGTAACTTCGGGAGGGTTTGATTCAACAGTAAGTAATTTAATAATCGGAGCAAGTGTAAACGGTGGGGCATCGGCAGCGTGGACTGTTCAAATGGTTCAAGCTGAATTAAACAATTTAATATAATGGCAAAAACTAAAATAGAAGTAGACTTAGTCATCAAAGGTGGCGAAAGTGTTGAGCAAGTAGAACAAAAAACCAAGAGTCTAAAAACTCAGCTAAAGGAGATGAAGGCTTTATTAGCTTCAGGGACTTTAGATAATGCTCAATTTAATAAGTTATCAAAAGAGGCGGGTGCTTTACAAGACAAGATAGGTGATGTAAATCAACAAGTCAAAAACTTAGCGAGTGACTCCAAGAGTTTAGATGGCATGATATCAATCACTCAAGGTATTGTGGGAGGGTTCGCTGCGGTTGAAGGGATTACGGCAATGGTCGGGGAGGGTAATGAAGACTTGCAAAAGACAATGGTCAAGCTTCAAGGGGCAATGTCCGCACTTGCGGGGATTCAGGCAGTCGCTAACACACTAAATAAAACAAGTGCAGCCTACACTACTGCGAATACTATTGCTACCAATGTAAGTACATTCGCTCAGAAGAGATACGCAGCCGCAGTAGGGACTACAACGGGCGCAATGAGGTTGTTAAGAATAGCAGGGGCAGCGTTAGGTATCGGATTGATTGTCGGTGCTATTGCTTTACTTGTAACCAATTTTGATAAGTTAAAGGCAACCGTTTCAAAGTTTATCCCAAGTTTAGACACTATTACAAAAGGATTCAAGGCGGCTTATAATGCAGTGACCGACTTTTTAGGAATCACAAACGATCAAACACGGGCAGCCGATAAATTAACCGAGAGTTCTAAAAAGTTACTTCAAACGCAAAAAGACGAACTCGATGTTTTAAAGGCAGGGAATGCAACTAAGAAAGAAATCTATTTGGCTGAGTATAAAATGTTAGCTGATAGGGTTGCAGCCTTAGACAAAATCGCTTCATTGAATAAAAAGTATTCCAAAGAGGAAGCCGAAGAGAGGGCAGGTTTGATTCAAGAGATTAAACTTTTAAATACTGGTTACCTTAAAGAAGAGTCCGACGCATCAAGCGAAAGAGCAAAGGCAAACAAAGAAGCATCCGAGCAAAGAAGAAAGGATAAAAAGGAAGCCGACGCAAAGGCTATGGAAGATTTGATGACTGCTTTAGAAGAAGAGAATGCAGCCGATGAAAGGCAAAATGAAAGAATAAGGATTCAAGGCGAGAAAGAAATGTCAGACTTGATGTCGCAACTTGAATTAGAAGTTGAAGCCGAGCAAGACGCAGCCGATAAACAAATTGACATAAGCAAAAAATTAGCAGATGAAAAATTGGCGAGTGAAAAGGCAAACGCAGAAGCAAGACTCTCAATCGTCAATGATACTTATTTAGCGATTAATAATCTTGGTGAGTTGGCACTTGGTCAACAATTTAAAAATACTGCATTAGGTAAAACACTTGCATTGACTCAAATCGGGATTGATACGGCAATGGCTATTTCAAGTTTGACTAAAAACTCTCAAGCGAATCCAACAAACGCAGTAACCTTTGGCGCTTCGGGGGTTGCTCAGTTTGCTTCGGGTATAGTTCAAATTACTGCTAATATGTTAAAGGCTAAATCAATTCTAAGTAGTGGAGGCAGTGCGAGTGCGGGGGGTGGTGGTGGTTCTGCGCCATCAATGGGGGGCAATGTATCAAGTCAGCCTCCTCGTTTAGACACATTCCAAAGCAATAGACCTGCCATGAATCCAAATCAAAGAGTTTACGTTTTAGAGAAAGATATAACCGATTCTCAAGGTAGAGTAGCGAGGATAAGGCATAACGCAACTTTGATTTAAGTCTATATTGTACATACTTTAATTATAAATATAATATAATCAATGAAGCTACCTTTATATGTTTTGGACATTGACGAGAATCTTGAGGATGAAACTTCAGTATTCGCCGTAGGCTTAGTATTACAACCTGCTATTGAAAGGAATTGGCAGACTTTTTCGGCTCAAGAACCTATAATCGAACACAAATTCACTGTTGTAGATGAAGAAAAAAGGATTTTAGGTGGCTTTTTAATGGCTGCGGAACAACCAATTTACCGCAGAGATGAGGACGGAACGGAATATTATGTCAAATTTACCGCTGAAAGCATCGCAAGAATAGTAAATAAACTCGCTAAAAGTGGCAAACCACTAAGTTTTAACCTTAATCATGACGATAATTTGCCCGTTAAAGGTGCTTATTTACTCTCTCATTTTATAATAGATAGCAAATTAGGTATAAAAACGCCTGATGGTTTCACTCCTGCGCCTGATGGTTCATGGTTTGGCTATGTTAAAATTGAGGATGATGCGGTTTGGGACATGGCTAAGAAAGGCGATATCAAAGGTTTTTCAGTTGAGGGTTACTTTAACGATAAGAAAGTAGATGAAGCCGATCAAAAAGAATACGAAGAATTAAAAAATAAAATAATATCGAATATGGAATTTAATAAATTAAAAAAGGTCTTGGGAGAAGACCTTACTAATCAACTTAAAAAAGTTTTTAGTGAAGAAACGCCCGTAGTAGAACCTGCAATTGAATTGGCAGAAACTAAACTAATTGACGGCAGTGCAAGTGTTAAAGGAACTATCGCAGTTGGCGAAAGTGTAACTTTAATTATGGCTGACGGTAGCGAAGTTCCTGCTCCTGACGGCGAACACACTCTTGAAGGTGACATTGTTATTACTGTAACGGGTGGAGTTATCGAAGAGGTAAGTACACCCGAAGAAGAAAGCCCGTTGAATGACGAAGCAATGATGTCTAAGGTTACCGAAGCATTAGAGGCTCAAGCAAATGACTTCAACACTCAGATTGCTGACATTCACTCAAAGTATGCTAAAGAAATTGAAGCATTAAACGCAAAGACAACCGCATTATTTAGCGCAGTTGGAATCCTTGCTAAGACCGAAGAAGCAGAACCCGTTAAGGATGATGCAAAGAGAAAGAGCGTAAGTGTTGGAGCTTCACAATTCTCAAGATTAACCGAAATATTAAACAAAATAAAATAAAATAAGATGAAACTTAAAAAATTCGCATACGACACTACTGGATTACCAGCTGTCGTTAATGACCAATCACTTGAACTATTAATCCGTTCTTTCTACGAAGGCAAAACGGGAGCAACTTTCGCAAAACAAACGGGTATCAAAAGTACTGCTGATTTGCACTACATCACCACTGAATTATTTTACCAAGCTGACACTGCTTGTGCATTTAACGCTTCGGGTAAGACTGGTTTCTCAAAGAGAACTATTACAGTAGGTAAAATCAAGGTACAACAAGAGTTTTGCGCTAAAGAACTTGAGGGATTTTGGACTGAGAGAGCATTGCGCCCAGGCACTATGTATGACTATATTGCTTTCGAAGCTGACTTTACAAACTTCCTTGTAGGTTTGTTGACTGAAGCGAAAGAAACTGCACTTTGGCAGTCTGCAATCGGTGGTTCAGGTGGTGCAAACTTAACTCAATTTGATGGTTTCAACAAAATCATTTTGGACGCAAGTGCTACAACTATCAACGGTAACCCAAGCGGTATCACTACTGGTACTGGTATCACATCAGCAAACGTAGTTTCTATATTCGATACTATGTGGTCAGTATTACCTGCAAAATTGAAAGGTAAATCAGATTTACAGTTCATGTGTGGTGGTGATACTTTCGATAAGTTAATCCTTGCTTTGAAAGCTGCTAACTTGTTCTACTATGACGGTGTTAACGGTTCTGCTTATCAATCTCAAGAACTAATCTTGCCAGGAACTGGAATCAAGGTAGTTGCATACTTCGGTTTAGATTCAACCAATAGAATCCACTTGGGTAGAACTTCAAACTTCATTATCGGAACTGACTTAGAATCTGACGAAGATATGTTCAACATCAGAGAAAATCCAATCTCTTTAACTATGATGCTTGATATCCACTTCAAAGTAGGTACTCAAGTGAAATTCCCGAATGAAATCGTAACCTTTAAATTAGCTTAATCATGGCGTGCTTACTATCAACAGGATTCACCTTAGATTGCCGAGATAGTATCGGAGGCGTAGATGAGGTATACATTGGAGAATTGGAGTATTTAAATACTACTACTTTCACAACTTCAGCAGGTTTAGTTTCAGCAATGGCAATGACGGGTGGCAAAAAGTTCTACAAATATGAACTTAGACGCAACACCGCAGAGGCTAAAGCAGACAACGCAGGTGAGGTTACAAGTGGAAGCGGTTACATCATGCAAAGCGTAGAGTTTCAACTTGATCGTTTTGATGTGGCCAAGAGAAACGAGATAAGAGTACTTGCTCAAAAGCCTTTGATGTTTATCGTTAAAGATAAGAATGGTTTGTTCTCCTTGTTTGGTTCTGAGAATGGTTTAGACCTTTCAACGGGAACTGCGGGAACGGGCAAAGGTGCAAGTGACTTAAACGGTTTTGTTTTAACATTCACTGGCGAAGAGAAGACTTATCCTTATGGAATCTCTCAGGCTATTGTTACTACATTAATAGCATAATTAATAATTGAATTAAAAGGGAGGCTTTACGGCTTCCCTTTTTTTTTGTACTTAAACGACTTTTTAATATAATATAAGTAATGATTCGACTTAATCTTGGAAGTAATGTTGTGGTATTGACTTTATCTGAAAAGATAACGATATCAAGTCCTAACTTCTTGTTTGAATTTATTAATAATCAAACGCAAATAAAGTACTATTGTATATCG